CCGTGCAGTCCTCGTAGCCGGGGCTGTTATCGAGAAGGCTCATTCGGACACCCGCTCCACGTTGCCGAACTCCACCCGCCAGTCATGCACGCAGTGGTGCGGCTCCGAGGTGGTGTGCCCGCACAAGCTGGTGTCGACTGTCATGTAGCCGACGACGATCGCGCTCACGTCGGCATCACCGGAGTCGGGGTGATGATGAAGAAGCCCGCGGAGTCGTAGACGCCCAGCGCCTCCCAGTCGCGGGGGAACAGCTCCAGCACCCCGCTAGCGAGGTCTTGCCGGAGCATGTAGGTGTAGTCGCCGTCCGTCTCCGAGAGATAGCCCTCGGGGTTGCGGACCAGCCGGAGCACGGCGTCTGCCTCGACCTGCTTGACGTCTTCGACATCGGTGAGGTCGTCTGCGATCCGCTCAGCGAGGGTGCCCAGGCCGCGGCGCTTTAGGCCGCGCTCGATCATCCGCTCGACGTCAGCGAGCCGGGTGGTGATAAGGGTGGTTTCCTCGGCGGTCGGCGTGCGAGCCCAACGGCTCGTCACGTCGCTAGATGATGCGTATGCCATGAGGCTCCTTCACGAAGGGAGAGGGGTCCCGGAGGACCCCCCTCCGTTCAATGTCAAGCTCTAGACAGGAACGATCGTCGAGACCAGATCGCCGCTGTCCGTGCCGTGCGTCAGCGCGGCAGGCAGGGTGACCGTGTAAGGACCACCAGCAGAGCCGGTGACCGTGACGTCGGCAGCCAGGATGGAGTCATCCACCGCGACGATCGCGGTCTTGACCGTGGCGTTGGTCGCGTCGAACGCGATGGTGCCGGTGGCAACGCCGTTAACCTTCAGGGTGAAGGTCTCGCCCGAAGAACCGTTGGCCAGCGTGACCGTGAAGGTCTGCGGCAGCGGCTCGGCGGTGAGCTTCACGAACGAAGCGACGTCGTTGATCAGAAGGCCGTACTCGGCCTCGACCAGGACCGCCACCAAGTTGTGCTGCCACAGCGAGATCAGGTTGGGGGAAATCTCGGTGCCGTAGTTGATGGTCGCCTCGTTGGAGACCGAGTAGCTCAAGCCACCGACCTGACCCCAGACGATCTGGGAGAAGTCACCGGCGAAGCCGACGATGTCACCATCGGCGACGTGGTCGCTGATGATCGTCTGACGACCGATAACGCGGCCCGGACGGAACGGGGTAACGACCGAGTCGTAGGTCGACTCAACGAACAGCGGGCGACCGTTAGCGTCGACCGAGGCGTTGATGACCGGCTCCGCAACGTCGTCCAGCAGCGTGCCGTTCCACTTCTTGCCGTCGTTGACCAGGAGGCCGAGGGTGTCAACCGCGAGGCCTGTGTAGGCGTTCGGGCCGAGAGAGGCCTGCTTGGTGGTCTGTGCCAGGTAAGCGCTGAACGGGCTGTTGGTGCCGTGCAGTGCAGCGTTGTCGAACGCCATCGCGATCGCCGTGGCGACCTTGGTGCGCATGGTGTTCAGGTAGCCTGCCGGGTTCGACCGCACAACTTCAGCGGAAGCGGTGAAGATGGTGGCGATCTTGTGGGGGACGACCGTCTGCTTCGACAGGTTGCCCTTGGTGATCGGCTTCATCTCGGCCTCGCCGACCCACGACGCGGTGACGTCGCCGGTCCAGTGAGGAATCTTCACGCCGGTCGGACCCATAGGGATCTTGGTCGCAACCTGCTGAACGATCGAGGTCTTCTCCGCCTCGGCGAAGTAGTCCTGCGCCTGCTCGGGATCGAGGTAGCCCTCGAACATCGTGTCGCCAGTCTGAGACAGCTTGGCGTCGTTGGCACTGAATGCCATTGTGGTTCCTTTGCGTTAGGAATTGAAAAGGGGCTCAGGCCCCGACAGCTGACTTGACCGCTTGGAGCAGCGCATCGCTGTTCAAAGCAAGCGGTGATCTACCGCCAGAGCCCTGGGTGGGGTCCGTCGCCGGGTCGTTCTTGTTGAACCCGCCGAACAGGTCCTTGGCCGACTTGGCAGCCGAATCAAGTTCGTCTGCGGTAGACCCCTTGAGAACAGACGCGAAAGCCAGCAGCTTGTCGGTCGGGACGCCAGCAGAGATCGCGGAGTGGAGCTTCTGAAGCTCGACCCACGAGTCTCCGAGTTCGGTCTGGAGTCGGGTCTGCTCGGCTTGCGAGGCGTTGACCTGCTCCTGCCATTCGGTGTCCCGCTCGGCCTTGGCAACCTCGACCGCGGACTTCTTGTCTGTCCGTGCCTTGGCAGCCTCGTTGCGGAGTTCCGTGACGTACTCCCGGCTGAACGTCTCGACAGCAGGCGCCAGGCCTTGGTCGGGGGTAGCAGCGGTCTCGGGGGTTGTGTTGTCGTCGGACATGGTTTTCGCCTCCTGGGCGTGCGGAGCCCACCTGGGGCTCAATAGGGGTTTGGAGCGTTAGGCAGCCGAGAGGGCTGCCCACTCCGTGTTGGTGATGTCGCCGTCTTCCATGCGACGTCGAAGGGCGTTAATCGCCAATTCGTTCCGGGTCAAGGGCTTGCCCTTGTTCTTCCCGGAGAGGTGGACCTTGCCTTCGTCTTCTTCGGCGATAGCCGTCCGAGTGGCGTCTTTCCACAGTTCGAGGGCTCGCTTTGCGGCGTCTTCGCCGGGCCATGCCTCGCGCTTGAACACCGGCACGACCTTGCAGTCGCACCCGTCGTGCCACTCCTCCATGTGCTCCTCGATGTTGTCGAAGAACGTCTGGAGGTCGGATGCCTCCCGGAACGCCGCCAGTGAGGTGGTGTCATCGAGAGCCAGGCCGGTGGTGTCGGCCCCGTGGTACGTAGGGCCGCGGGAGATGAGCATCAGACACCAGGCGCATGTTTCGCGCCCAGTCGCTACTCGTGCCCAGCCCCGAATGATCTTCGGGGCGGGGTCCTCTTGTACCGCGTGGATGATCTGGCGTCTGCCGCCGTTCTCAACCTCGCGCACCGCTCGCAGAGCCAGGGCGCCAACCGCGTCTTGCGGTGCATCCTCCTGGGACAAGCGCTTGCGGGTTGGCTCCATGTTCTCGACGAACCACGAGAACTCGTAGTTCTCCAGGAGCCGGTCGTTACGAGGCAGCTCCGGGTGGTGCTCATCCCGCTGGGAGTCATAGAACACCCGGGCCAGGGCAGCCGATTCTTCGCGCTGCCGCAGGACCTCGGGGAACAGAAACTCCAGCAGCTTGAGCCACTCCGCTATCGCGAGTGCTGGGCGTGCGAAGAACTGCGCGAACTGGAGGACGTAGTTAGCGATCGCCGCCGAGATCACCGCTTGTTGGGCGGCGTACTCCTGGGGGTTCACGTCTGCGGTGAAGCCGTCGTGGTCTGCGTCGGCTTAGCCGCGCTGACCGGCTTGGCGGTCGCGGGGGAGCCTGGGTTGGTGATCGCGCCGAGGGCGCCCATCACCACGTTCTCCTCCTCGTCCCACTTCTTCATCTCCTCGCGCTCCGTGATGGAGTATCCGAGGTCGATGCGAGCGCGTTCCTTCGGGATGACGCCCAGGCCGTTGGCGAACAGCTTGGCCGCGGCGTCCGCCTTAGCGGCGTACGTCGGGGTCGACGGGTCGCGCCAGATGGATTCCATCCGGTACATGTCGGGCGGGATGTCCCCGCCTTTCATCACCTTGGTCGCCACGCGCATCGCCTGTTCCCAGGCGCCGCCGAAGATCTTGTTCTTCCGCTCGACCATCTTGACCAGCCGCGACTCGGACGCCTTGATGGCTTCAGCCGAGGCCGGGTTGTCGGACTGCGCCGACAAGTACTGCGGGGGCAGCCCGGTGTACGAGGCGACCTTCTTGTCCAGGACGGCGATAGCTTCAGCGAAGTTTCGCAGCTCGGCTGCGGAGAACTCCGAGGCCTTGCCCTGCGGGTCCTCGAACGCGAGGATCGCGGCTATGTAGGCGTCGAACAGCTTCTGGCCGGTCTCAGGGTCGACGCCGACTTCTTGGGGCTTAGCCCCGAAGATCAGACGCTGCGGGATCGCCATCAGTTCTGCGGTCGCCTGCATGTCCATCATGATTCGAGCGGCTGCGTCGGTGCAGGACCGGATCTCTGGTGTGATCTCCGAGGTACCTGTCAGATCCGATAGCCGGGTCCGGTTGGCGATCGGGATCACCGGGACCATCTCCAGGCCGTGCGTGATCTGGCTGTAGATCACCCAGTCGCCGTTCTCGTCTTTGATCCAGACGATGGTCTGGCCGGGGAGATACAGCGTCGAGGCGACAACCTTCGCGCCTTCTTCGTCGTGGACCGCGCGGATCGCCTGGGTCACCTGGCGAGTCCGGGGGTCGATAACCGCGTGCAGAGCCGTAGGCGGCTCTACCCGGATGATCGGGACGTTCGGGTCGATACCG